ATACAGATATGATGTAGCTTCTTTGCTCCACTCCAAAGAGTAATCGGAGCCATTTCTTGTAGTCGAAACAAATAGATTGACCGGATTGTCACCATATCCGCCGACAGTGTTAATCTCCAAAGAGTCTATGCTTGCTGTTTCAACCCCCGAAATTAAAGGAGTATAAAATTCGGAGTGTTGTGCCTCATCATATTGAGCAGCAGAATTAATAAATCCGCCAATTTTTGAGCTTGATTTGTCGCCACATATCCACTGATTGAATATTGGATCATAAATAACATTGACAGATGACCACTTCTCTTGCCCGGTTTTCAGAACTGACCACGCATAATCAACCCCAAACACCTCAGCAATTGAAGCATTAAATAGCAAAACATCATCCGGCAAGTGGACATACAGAAACTTATCGCGCTCACTGACTCTAGCCTCAAGAATAGCCAAGCTTAGCTCGTATTCATTGTACTTGGCCAGTATTGAGTCGATAGTTCTAGTGGATATGCTTACGGTATTCCCTGACCCTAAAATATGGATGCTTGGGGACTCTTCTTTCCTGCCGCCAAGCATGTAAATGTTCCCAGCCATTTCACACCAACAGTGCGTCCCGACTATCCCGGTTGCTACCGCTTTTTGATTGATGCGAGAGAATGCAAAAAACTCATTAGCTTGGTTGATAAAGTATTCCGTGGAGTATCGGTTAAAAACAATAACTAGGTTATCCTGGGTCCTGCCAACTGCTTTCGTCGGATCTGGGCTTATCTCAGATGTTGCATATTTAAGCGGATCGATAGCTGTCTCATCATCTGCGTCAGTGTGATAGATGTACTCGCCATCCGTGAAAAAGTAATAGTTATCAATCCAGCAAACATCAATAGGATGACCAAGGTCTGGATCAGTTAATTGTGCAAGTGTTGTACCGTCATACCTCCATGCCTTTCCATCCGCAACAATCATCATTGAGTTAAAAGAATAAGCAATAGATACCTGATCTGCCCCTGACACATCCCCGATGACAGTTACTAAATAAGGTGAAACCTCTATAAGTTTCTCTCCTGAGATGCGGAAAGATTTACCCATACGATCATTGTAAAGAGCGCCCCTGTCTGATCCCTGCCCCGTTCCGACTTGCTCAATCCCATCATGGGAAATCAAATAGCCTTTTGACCCAAGAATATCTTTTGCCACTGCATACATATTAACAGGCACCGCATCAACGTAATCTGTCGCTACAGTTTTATCACCCTTAATAATCGGAATCTGCATCTCAGCCATTGGCTTCAACCACATTAAAATAGATGTTTTTTGTTACAACAGTTCCGAGCGATCCGGTCACAGTTACGCTTAAGCTGCAAATTCCATGAACTGGGAAAGCTATATCCATTGTAACTGCCGTATCAGAATTTGAGTCATTGGAAATAACCAAACTATTTGTCACTGTATAGGAATAGGACGAGATGATTTCGCCGCCATTAAGATTAATGTCGTTGATAAAATTGATTGTAAAATCAGGCGTTACATTACCGATAGTAACAACAATAGAGTTCTGTGGAGCCTGTTCGGACGGAGGAAAGAACATAAACTCAGGGAATCGACGATTACCAAGACCAAGAGGCTGTCTTGATGGATAAGCAACTCGTGAAGGTCTGGCGATTTTATTCATCAGCCCACTAAGCGCAGCCGATGCCTGCCTCATCATTGTTTCAGGAACCTTGCCAAATGGAGGTGCAATTCTCATGGCTAACAACATAGCTACTGGATAATTAGCGTAAGGCTGAAGCCCGGTAAAAGTATTGTAATCTGGGGCATCTTCGAACACATAGCCCAAATCCGGAAGCTCATACATCATGTCTTCCAATCGGGCTAAAGCAAGCACATTGTCTTCTGCATCTGGATCAGACGTTATGCCGTTAATCCGCAGCTCATTGAATGCATCAATGATTATCTGAATCTTTGTTTTCATTTTTCTTGGCCTTTGGTTTTTTGTCTAAATCTTCGATGTTATCAACCCATCCATCCTGACGAAATGTATCCAAAGCAGCCAATTCAACGCGAATCAATTCACAATCAACGCCATCAACCCTATGTGTGCTGCCCTTTCGATATAAAGCAAACATTGAAGTCTCCAAAAGAAAAAGGGGCCTTTCGACCCCTTCAATTTTACTACTATTAGAACTTAATCGCCACACCGTTATCGCCAGGCTTAGCGTTATTCACACCGTACCAGACGAACATACGCCATTGAGAAGAAGCTTTGATGATGTTTGAATCATATAACAAGTACATGTTCAAGCCATTTTTCATGGTTTCTTTCGCAATTTTCATGCCACCAAATTGACCCATCAGCTCAATAGGTGCATCACCTTTGATAACTTCGATAGAGTCTTTTTCCCAGAAGATTGAAGGCAATGTTGAAGCGTCGATGTTAACGCGGTTCATTGTTGCTGTGTTCAAAATACGGGTATTGATGTTTGAGTAGGCTTTTTCCAAGGTTGACAATGCAGGGTCATCGTTGGCAATTGGTTTCGGCCAAATTGTTACAGATGTGCCTGATGGCTTGGCAACGATGGTAAAGGTCATCGCTTCATCGGTTACTGTCTTGTCATCACGACCTACAGCTTTAACAGTCGTACCACCGTTCGCGAAGGTTACACGGTCGCCGATGTTGTAAGATGCCGAAGCAGTTACAGCGATAGTTGCATCACGATAATCGACGTTAGTTACAACGCCTGTTGCAGTGTTAACACTACCGCCGGTTGGGGCAAATGAAACGTTAGCTGTAACGGTTGTCGCAGGGTCAGCTCCACCAACCAAAGCAGAAATGCTTGAACTAGTATAGATATCAAAGCCAGCAACGTTTGTGCCGATCTGACCTTTCAGCCAAGTATCAGCAGGGCGGCCTTGCAATGTTTGACGAGCAGCCAAATCAGCTGCAAACAGGTTTTGATGAGTGTCATTCAAAGCAAAGTAACGAGTACCTTCTACGATCTGGCGCTTATTCATAGCTGCTTGCGCGGTGCTGATGAAATTGAAGCCTGATGTAGCATTACTGCGATAAGCCAATGAGCCAGTATTGCGGATAATATTTACAATAGACTGGTTGAGGTTTGATGCTCGCTTGCGTCCTGAAACTCTGCCGCGCTCTATCCAATAGGATTTATCACGAAGGTCATCAATACGAAGATCTACCAAGTCGTTATCGGGAGTGCCGAGTTGAGCTTGATAAGATTCCTGGATGATGCCAGTCTCAAGACCAGTTAAGTCAAATCCTGCAATCGATGGAGCATGTTGTTGGACTTTACGCCAAACAGCATTACCAGAGTTTTGCATTGTTGCCTGATCCACATCAACTGTGCGAACCAGAGGGATTAAAGATTCTTGCGATTCAAACGTTTCGATTGCGTTCTCCATTAGGAGTTCGGCAATCTTTGGGGCCGTTAGTGTAGCCATAATTCACCTACCAATTAGTTGTGTCTATGCCCCTTGTTCTGGCTGCTCGCTTGATAGATATCATTTGTTGCAAGTTACCAGACCCTTCAGCCTTTTTATAAGCTTTGTGATCCGCTCCAACTTGAACGCTTGATGTGCCACCGAGTGCAACGTCAGGCTTTGGGGCGTTACTGAGTTTATTTATCGACGCTGAGTTGAACTTGGCTTTTAACTCCCCTAAGAATGCCGCAGCACGGATTCCATGTGGATCGGATACCAAATTCGATCTAAGCGTCGAAAGTGCTTGTGGATTAATACCAAGGTGATAGATAACTTTTTCGGAACCAGCCCCAAGGTTTGCGATCAGGTAGTCAGAGATAAAATCAGCATCACCGCCAATACTCTCGGCAATTGCCTTTCTGACCAACATCTCAGCCGCTTGGAAGTTCTCAGCCGTTACTACACCACTTGCCACTAATTCACTTGCGCGTTCATAGTGTTTATCTACTTCGCTGCCAATTTGCTGATTGACTTGCTCGCGCTTTGAACTTTCAGCTTTCTTGCTATCAAACTCTTGGATTTTTGAACTCACCAATGAAGCTGAGTATTCAAGCATCTTTTGCTGATAGGCATCCTCATCGAAATCACATGAGGCCAAAGTTGGGATTGTTAGTTTTTGCTCCTGTTTGGGAACATCCAACGCAGCCAATCTTTGCTTTAACTGTTCGTTCTCGCTTGCTACATCTCTCAACTGGGCTTTAAGCTTGTGTTTCATTTCCACGTGCTTTGCCACTGGCACCGCGTCTGACTTAGCCCAATCCGGCTTCTCGGCTTCTTCTGTCTTCACCTCTTCGCTAGATTCGGTTTCGACTTCCTCAGCCTTTGGAGCCTCTTGCTCTTCAGCAGTCTCAATTACTTGCTCTTGCTCAATAGCATTTTGTGCCTTTAAATCGGCCAGACTTTGTGTTGTCATAGTATTTCTCGCTATGTACGATAAACCCAGTAACCCACTGGTAGGGTTTGCGTATACCTTCGCCAAGTAATCGCATTATATCAAAACTTTACCCGTGAAAACCTTGTGAAATCCTATATAATGTCGTAATGTTGGACATTATTAAGAGGGCAAGCAATGAGCGCAGCTAAAGAAGCAAAGAAGATTGGGCACATAAGTTTGAAAGATGCTTGCAATAAAGCCAATATAGGCAGATCAACCGCTTATTATTGGTTTCACAATAACCGCAAACTATTTAATGCCGTGATGAAGGGGGCATTAGGATGACAGCCATGAAAAAATTAATAGGCTATTTTGTTTTAGCTAGTGTGTTTTTGATCCCTTGTATAATGCTGGCGATTAATCACGGATGGATATTTCTTGTTTGTACTATTTCTGCATCGCTTGTGTCATCAGCTCTATTTTTATTTGCAATCCACTTAATCACTTCAGGGAATGAATAATGATTCCAATCGGCAAAACCATAGAGATAGGCGGGAATAATGTTTAAAATTGTTATTTGTGACTACGGAACATGGCACACAAAATGCGTTATTGGTGACTACCGACTTGCCGAAAGAATAAAGGCAAAAATTCAAAAGGATCAAAATAATAGGCCAGTTGAAATCAAAAGCTTCATACCCCTACCAAGTGATTAGGGGTATTTGATAGAGAAAGGCTGGATTGATCCAGTTAAGCCGCCATCGGATTCCTAAGCTTCTGCATATTGTCGATCTGCTTGCCGGTTAGGTCTGCTTGCTTCAGATCGATATCAATACCTAATTTCTGCGCCTCTAGCATAACTTTCATTCGTTGGGTTTCAGCGTTGAACATATCAACTTTAACCTTGGCTTGATCAGCTTTAGCTTTCTCCATCTCAGCCATAGCTAGAGCCATGTTTGCATCAGACTCTTGGGCTGCATTGGCCTCTGCATCAAGAATGGCCTGCTCTTCTTCATTCTCAGGTTGTTTGAATCCATTCAATAACATGCGTTTGTTGACGTATTCTTTCAGGTCTTTGTTCTCAACCCCATCACTTAGTTGGATGTACTTCATCAAGAAGGCATCATACAATGGATGATCAGGAGGAGTCGTTTGCAACAACTGTGTAAGCTCTTGGCGCTGTTGTTGCTTCTGGCTGTCGTAAGCCAATCCAATCTCAGCGTAAACATCAAACTTGGCGGTTCGCAAATCATTTAAGATCTTAATCTCACCAGTCTTAATGTCGAGAACAGATTGCATTATCTCTACTTCTTCACGCTTGCCATTCTGAGCTGTGGCAACTATTTTCCTTGGGATATCATAAACGTCAGGAACCATATTGACGTAAATCTCAGCGTCTCGTCTGTGCGCGTACTTGGAGTGCTCCTGGTATATCTTGG